ATGAAGTGGATCGATATTAAAATCAAAGATCTTAAAGTAAAGATCAATGAACAAAGTGTTGAAGACGCACAAAAAGGTCTTTTTGATATAGCTAGTTAACCTAGCTAAAAAAACTAATTTTTTTCCCAAGGATACTGCGCTCTAAATTTACGGATTTCTAAATATTACAATCATTAAAGGTTTTATATAACCAATTTTGTTTGGATCATCTTCTGTGCCATCGTCATGTCCAAACCTAAAACCACGTTTAGGTTTTTTTAAAAACCTTATCTCACAATTTGTATTGTGATAAATGTAATCGTGAAAATATTTCGTATGTGTTGCAGCAGGTAACAAAAAAACTCCAGTAAAATTATTTGTGTAAAATGCTTTTTCTACAAATTTAGGTATTTTCATATCAAACAATGGATGAATGTAAGCAACCTCACCTGTCCAATCTTTGTCTAAGCAGCTGTTCTCGATTGTATAATATTTTGGTAATAAATGATTCTGATCAGATGCGCAGCAATCTACAGTAAACTTAAATTCTTTTTTTAGATCCTCCCAAATATCTTTGGGAGTTCTTAAATATTTC